TAAAAAGTACTTTTCACCAGGTTTAACAAGCAAAGCGTAGCATCCGCTCTTCAGGACAATGGGTAGATGGTGACTTTGTGCGTTTTAGATATAAGGCACCAGAAAAATAGGTGGCTGGCAACAATTAAGTGTCAAACAAGAAACTGTTCCAGGAGCAGCTAGAGCTCAATTAGCTTTCACAAGTTTAAAAGGTGAGAGATACGCTGCGATAGGTACTTCTCAAGGCCTTTTTGTATACTATGGAGAACAGTTTTACGATATTACTCCTTTAGCTACTGCAATCACAGGAGCGACGTTTGATACTTTTTCTGGTTTGGATAATGTGACAGTTAATAAAACCTCTCATGGATTAGCCATAGGTAGATATATAACTTTTTCAGGGGTGACCCCTCCTACAGGTTATATAGCAGCAGATTTTACAACAGGTGCTTTTGAAGTTTTAACTGTTCCTAATGATAATACTTTTACTATTGAAATGAGAGTTAATGCAACTGGGGCAGCCTCTGCTTCAGGAGCCGCAACTATTAATCCTTATGAAATAGTAGGGCCTACTTTTCAAACACTAGGTTATGGATGGGGTACTTATCTATATGGAAATTCAACATGGGGCACAGAAAGAGGAACTAGTAATGTAGTTTTAGATCCAGGTAATTGGTCTTTAGATAATTTTGGTGAAGTCCTTGTTGCAACTATTTTTAACGGCAAAACATTTACATGGAATGCGGGAGCAACTAATCCTAGAACAGTCAGGGCATCAACAGCAACTAGCGGATTTGAAACTACCAATAATCCCACAGCAACCCGATTTACTCTTGTATCAGACAGAGATAGACATTTATTTCATTTTGGAACAGAAACAACTATTGGCACAGCATCAACACAAGATCCTATGTTTGTAAGATTCTCGGACCAAGAAAATTTAAATGAATACGCTCCTACCGCTATCAATACAGCAGGAACTTTTAGGTTGGATACAGGCAATAAAATTACGGCAGCTCTTCAAGGTAAGGATTATGTTTTTGTATTAACTGATTTAGCTGCTTATATTATTCAATTTGTTGGTCCACCTTTTACTTTCTCAGTAAGACAAGTAGGAACAAATTGTGGGTGTATAGCTCAACACGCGGCTTCTTATGTTAATGGAGCAGTGTATTGGATGTCAGGTGAAGGAGGATTTTTTATGTACGATGGTACTGTTAAATCTTTACCTTGTCTGGTTGAAGATTTTGTATTTACTATAAATAATGGAAACTTGGGTATCAACTATAATTCAGCAGATACCATTTATTCAGCTGCAAATAGTTTATACACAGAAATTAATTGGTTTTATCCTAAGTCAGGATCGGAACAAATTGATAGATCTGTAACTTATAATTTTGGTGAAAACGTATGGACGACAAGTTCATTAGCTAGAACCACCTATCAAGATCAAGGCGTATTTAATTTACCTTATGCAACAGAATACAACGCGACAACAACTCCAGTATTTTCACCTATCTCAGGAATTACAAATACTTACGGAGCTTCTTTGTACTATGCTCACGAAATAGGAACCGATCAAGTTAACAGTTCGGGCACAACTTCTATTGATGCTTTTATTAGATCGGGAGATTTTGATATTGAAGATGGGGAACTGTTTATGTCAATGAGAAGATTTATGCCTGACTATAAATTTTTAGTAGGTAATTCTAAAGTCACTTTGTTTGTATCTGATTTTCCTTCAGGCACACAAACAAGTTCTCCTTTAGGTCCTTTTACGATAACAAGTACTACGGATAAAATAGATACTAGAGCAAGAGGAAGATTATTATCAATTAAAATAGAAAATGACGCTGCAGGTGAAACTTGGCGTTATGGTAGTTTTAGACTTGATGCACAACCGGACGGGAGAAGATAATGGCTAAATTAAGTAATTACATACCTGAGCCTAAACAAGAATACGACGTAGAAAATCAAAGACAAATTATAGAGTCTGTGACAACTATGAAACAACAACTTAATTTTTCTTTCCAACAAGATATAAAAAATGAACAGGACACTTTTAACTATTTCTTATCAATGAGTATATTTTACAGAAACCAAACTTTTGATTTAACTACTACTAACTTAACTACAGTATTAACTATTTCTACCTCTGCTATTGCTATTGTAAAAACGGTTCAAGCAGTTCATGATACTGCAAGTGATGTAAATACGGATATTTTTGTTAAAGAAGTTTCTGGAAGTGATGTTCAAATTGGCCATGAAACTTTAAATAAAAATACTGTTAATATGTTAACAAACACCTTGAATTTAGAAGCAGGAGATGTTATAAAAATGCAAGCAGACACAGCTAATGAAGTAACAGGTATTATTAGTTATGCGCTTATAAACAGAGAGAATGAAAATGGATAAAGATATACCGACAATAAATTGTACGACTGTCATCACTTTTAGAAATACTAAAACGGGTGAAAAGTTTACTGAGAAAGTAGAAGGACCTGATATTGTTCAAGATATAACAGTTCAAGTTTCCCCAAAAGGATTAAATATACTTCAGAAAGTTATGCAAAATGATAAATCAAAGCCCTAAAGGCGGAACCGAAATACAGTTAGAGTATTTAGAAAAATACGTTAATAAAGAGTTATTAGATCAAGTACAGATCACTACGTCTGTCCCTGAAAAAATACCTTTACACCCTACTAAGTTAAATATCCTTTGGCAAAAAAACTCTTATGATCAACCTAACATAGCTCCCTGGTTTCAAGATAAATCTAACCATAGTAAGTATGATTGGTATGTATTTAATTCACATTGGAACTATGAAAAATTTAGAATGATGTTTAATATTCCAGAGGAACAATGTGTAGTTATTAAGAATGGAATAGATAAAATAGAAAAAGCAGAACCCTATCAACAAGGTAAACCCATACGAATAATTCATCAGAACACACCCTGGAGAGGACTAAGTGTTCTACTAGGTGCCATGCAAAAGGTTAAAAATCCTTTAATTACTTTAGATGTTTATTCTTCAACAGAAATATATGGAAAGAATTTTCATGAGAATAATGATCAAGATTACACAACTTTATATGAACAAGCAAAAAAATTGCCAAATGTAAATTACATTGGCTACAAACCAAACTCTTATATTAAAGAACATCTTAAAGATTATAATATGTATGTTTACCCAAGCATCTTTGAAGAGACTTCTTGTATATCTTTATTAGAATCTATGGCTGCGGGTTTATATTGTATTACTACAAATTATGGAGCTCTATTTGAGACAGGTGCAGAGTTCCCTATGTATATTCCGTACAGTAGTAACTATAGAAATTTAGCTGAAAAATTTGCTTATGGTATAGAAGCTGCTGCAGGAAGTCTACATGAATCTGTAATACACAACCACTTAATTTCACAATCTCAATACACACATCAGTACTATGGATGGGGCAAACAAGCTTCTTCATGGACTAGATTTTTACAAGGAGCTATAAATGCAAAAGCCTAACGAACCTATTTGGTTTAACGATGATAAAACAGTTACCCTTAATAATGATACCTATCAAACAATTAAAAAAAACAAAGTAGACTCTGCACAAAACTACACTGAAATAAATATTGGAGGTCAGTCTCCTCATAAAATAATGTTATGTACACCTTGTCATAGTGATGTCTCTATGCATTATTGCCAAGCTGTTTTAAAATTTCAACAAGAATGTTGGCAGAAAAAAATACAAGTTAGTTTTACTTTATTAAAATCATCTTTAGTCACTCAAGGTAGAAACCTATGTGTAGCTGAGATGTTAAACCATGAAGATAAATACACCCACTTATTGTTCATAGATTCAGACATAGACTTTCAAGCCAAGACCATATTTAAAATGCTAGAAGCAGACAAAGATATTATAGGGTGTCCTTATCCTATGAAAATGTTTAGTTGGGACAAATCATGGAGAAGGTTAAACGAGAAAGAAGATGCTATACAGAACCAAGATGATTATTTACGTAGCGCTTATACCTTTCCTGTTAAACTAGATAATCCAAATAATGTGGAAAGCACCAATGGGATAATCGAACTAACCCATGCTCCTACAGGATGTTTCTTAGTTAAAAGAGAAGTGTTAGAAAAAATGATGAAAGAGTACCCTGAACTAGAGATATTTCAAGCTACTATTATCAACGGTAAAGAAGAGAAAAAACCAAATATGTTTAACCTATTTGACACTCTTCATGACACTAAAACTAAACGTTATTACGGTGAAGACTTTGGATTCTGTCAGAGATGGAGAGATATTGGTGGTAAAGTATATGGTTATATAAATGACTATATTACTCATGTTGGAGAGCACTCTTATACCGGTCGTTTTTTTGACGATCTTTGGCAAGGTAGTCGTCCTCTTAAATCTGTTGACGACACCAAAAAAATCAAATAAAGTATCTTATTACAGGATTTCGTTGCCTGCTTAACAATATAAATATATTTAAATTATGGCAATATCTAGATCTTTAATGAACAGACAACTAAGAGCAAATGGTGGAATTATGGACGTTACACCAAGAGAGAATTTTGGTTTAGGAAGTTCCCTTAAAAAGTTTGTTAGAAAAATTATACCTAATGAAGTAGCAGATATTGCTACTAAAGCTGCACCGTT